AGGAGCGTTAAAAGTTCTCAAAGATTTAGAATATCCTGAAAATATTATAACAAATATGAAATAAATAATATTTATTCGTTAAACAATACTTAAAATAATATTGTTAAAGTTTAATAATAAATGTCAATCTTATATAAATTACTAGATTCAAGTTTCCTTTTAACGTTAGGCATTATATTACTAATATGTGGTTCAATAATGTTATATAGTCATCGCAGATTAAACTTATTAGAACGAAGTCTTATTGAGCATGGAAAAATACTTCAAAATTTTATTATAAATTATAATATTCAAATGCAGAGCATCAATTCGTTATATATTAATAAAAATAAACAAGAGGGTCAACATATCAAAAAAATCAATTTAGGAGAAAAAATAAGTGTATGTGAAGACGAATGTTCTGAATATGTAGGAGGTGCTGATGTAAATAATGATTTGGTTCAACATGATGACGACGACAAGGTAAATGTATCAAGTGAAGATGATGATGATGACGATGATGATGATGACGATGATGACGATGATGATGGTGATGACGAGGATGATGACGACGACGATGACGATGACGATGACGATGACGATGACGACGACGACGACGACGACGACGACGATGAAGACAAAGATGATGATGTAGAAAATGGCAAGGAAGACGATGACAAAGTATTAACAATTTCCAAAAGCGAATTAGAAAATAATATTAAAGATTTAGGAGATTTTGAGGAAATAGATTTAAATAAGCCTTTTTTTTCGAATAACGACGATGAAACATTTATAAAGAATTTGCCGATAAATTTAGATACATTTAATATTGATTTAAACACTAATTCAAAAATTATTAATTTAAATAATATAGACCAAGATACTAATGTAGACACCAATGTAGACGCTAATGTAGACGCAAATAGTTCTAATAATACTAACACACATAGGAAAAATTATTCAAAAATGAAAGTAGACGATTTAAAAACGATTGCTGTAACAAGAAATTTAATAGATAATGAAACAGCACAGAAAACAAAAAAGGCTGATTTAATAAAAATTTTACAAAATGCGTAATTTAATATATTAAATAATTAACAATTAATTAAATTTTTTAATAATAATAAATTTAATAAATAAATAAATAAATAATAATAATTTTAATTATATATAATAATAATAATAATATGAGTTATGGTTTGTGTGCAAATGGCTCAAATAATATAGCTATGAATTTTCCTCCTTTAATGGACGACAGCCGATTATTTAGCAATTATTATTCTTCGGTGTTGAACGACGAAATGCTTAAAAGAAATAAAAATATTAAAACTAACACAGACTATAGGCATTATTTACAAATTAATGCCGAGGCTATTATAAGTAACAATCAATTGAATTCATGTAATGAATGCAGTGTATGTCCATATTATAGTAAAACAAGTTTAGAAATAAATAAACATACTCCATATATATTTGATCACACATTATCTAATATAAGGCCGTATGGATACGAAACAAGTGATTTAAAAGAGTTGTATTTGAGTAGGCAGCAGCTAGACAGTCAAAAGCATGTTACCAAATATATTTTAAAACCTAATTAATTTTATATTTTTTTATTTTAGTTTTATTTTAGTTTTATTTTAGTTTTATTTTAGTTTTATTTTAGTTTTATTTTAGTTTTATTTTAGTTTTATTTTTGTTTTATTTTTATTATAATAAAAATTATATTATATTATTATAATAAAATGAATTTTTTCGATGGTTTGATGGCTCCTTTAGGTAAAAATTATTGTGCATTATTTTATTTTTTTGGATTACTTAGTTTATTTTTAGCTTTAATAGCCGCCGGTGGTATGGTTATGGCACTTTTAAATAAGAAATCTGGTTTGGTGTTGTTTATGATGTTTATCAATGTGTTAAGTAATATTTTTATGTATTATGTAATGAGAATATATTACTCAATGTGCATAGCGTCATTACGTTAATAGTCTAATAAATTAGTGATCATTATTTTTTATATTATTATAATATTATAATATAAAGAATTATTAAATTATGTTATAAATAATAATAATAATATTATAAATAATATTTTATTATTATAAAATGAATTTTTTTGATAGTTTGATGTCGCCATTAGGTAAAAATTTTTGTTTGTATTTTTATGTAGTAGGACTATTTTTTCTAGGGTTAGTTATATTAAGTCTTGGCAGTGTAGTGTTTGCAGTAGTTAATGGAAAGTCTGGTTATATTACATTTGCAAGTATTATTCTTTTCTTATATATACTATTTGGCTATACGCTAACTAGACTACAATATTCTATATGTTTAGCAACGTTGAAATAAATAATAACATTATAACATAATAATAATAATAATAATAAAACAATATAAAGCATAAACTATAAATTATATAAGTAACACTAATTTTAAACTAAACACAAAATAATTTATATTAATAATATAACAATTAATTTATTAATATGAAAGTTTTAAGTATTGATATTGGCATTAAAAATTTGGCGTATGTTATATTAGAAGTTACTAATACTAATGCTAATGCTAATGCTAATGCTAATGCTAATACTAATGTTAATTTAGATAAAAATAGTATTGTTAATGGATCGCAAGACTTTAAAATTATTAAATGGGACGTTATAAACCTATGCAATAAGTTTATTTCTTGCTCATCAAATACATGCACAAAACAAGCATGTTTTCATAAAAATGATACTTTTTATTGTAAAAATCACACCAAAAAAACTGAATATAGCTTACCACTATGCAATGTAAAAACTTTGCATAAACAATCGGTAACAAATCTCTCTGCACTAGTTGAAAAATGCGATTTAAAACTTGAAAAACCTATTAATAAAGCAAGATTAATAAGTAGTTTGGAAGACTACTTGAAATCCACATGTTTTGAGGCCATTGAAAATGTAAATGCAAACAATGTAAATCTCATTGATTTGGGGATTAGTTTGAAAAATGAACTAAATGAGCTATTTAATAACTATGACCTTGCTAGCATTGACCAAATTATTATAGAAAATCAAATAAGCCCTATTGCAAATAGAATGAAGTGTATACAAGGTATGGTAGCCCAATACTTTATTGATTGTAATAATCATAATATAGCATTTATTTCGGCAACAAATAAATTAAAAGCATTTATAAATAAGGACAAGGACAAGACTGCAGAAAAAGAGAAAAAGGTTTCATATAACGAGAGAAAGAAACTAAGTATATTATATAGTAAACAATTATTGGAAAATAAAAATATGATGTATGATCTTGCCTATTTTGTTAAGCATTCAAAGAAAGATGATTTAGCCGATTGTTTACTTCAAGGAATATATTATTTAGATAATAAACAAGATAGTCTTACAAACTAACAAAACTATAAACTATAATATATATAAAAAATTATATAATATATATTAAAAATTATATAATATATATTGCGGAGTATTTAAAAATTAATCTTCTATTTAATACATAATAGATTATATGAATATTGTTGAAATTGAGCCAGATTTTCTAAATATTGAAGATATTGTATTGCCTGAATTTAAAATTAGCGATCCAGACGAGGACAGTCGTTTTGAGGAAATTAGTTCAACAAGAAAATCTGCTAATTTTGGAGGAGGTATAGAATTATTAATGAATGAAAAAAATAAAGGCGACAAAAAATTCTCTTCATCTATTGATATTGAAGATATTACAAACTTGGAAAATGAATTAAACGAGCTTTCTGAAACAACAAATACAAATTCAAATTCAAATTCAAATACAAATTCAAATTCATTAGCTAATGATACAAACAAAACTATTGAAAGCAACAGCACAAATAAAGAAATAAAATATAAACAAGACACAGGAAGCGCACAAAAAAAATCAATATTTGGCGATTTATTTGGTAGTTCCAAAAGCGATGGAGCACAAGTAAAACCGGTAACAAAAAACAATGATACTGAAAACATCAATCTTGGAAAATCAACAGCAAACATGAATGAAAATAAAACATGGGATGGTTTCGGAAAATTTAATAATATTCCAGTTAATTTGGATAAAACACAGCAAAAGCCCGAATTGACAAAAGAAGAAGAATTAAAGGAAAAATTCAAATATTTGCGAAAGCTTGATGATTTAGAAAAGAAGGGTGTTTCGTTAAGTAAGCGTTACAACATGGACTCCAATTTAAATGAAATGATTGGAGAATATGAAACAATTATTGCAGAAAAGGAGAAATCCAATGCTATTAAATTTCAAGCAAAAATGATGATGGCTTGTATTACCGGTTTAGAATTTTTAAATACCAAATTTGATCCTTTTGATATTAAATTAGAGGGTTGGGGTGAGCAAATAAATGAAAATATTGACGAATATGATGATATATTTGCTGAATTACATGAAAAATATAAGTCAAAGGCTAAAATGTCGCCTGAGTTAAAATTATTATTTCAGTTAGGCGGTTCGGCTATGATGGTTCATATGTCAAATACATTATTCAAATCTTCTATGCCTGGTATGGATGATATTATGCGCCAAAATCCCGAATTGATGAAGCAATTTACTCAGGCAGCTGTTAATACTATGGGGCAGTCAAAGCCGGGTCTAGGCGGGTTTATGAATGGACTATTTAATAATGGAAATGGATCTAACCCTGGATTTGGGTCTAATTCTGGGTACGGATCGTCTATGCCTCCAAATGTAAATTCAGGTCCTCCGCCAGCACCAATTGAAACAAAATTACCGGATCGTAGTCAGCGAATGCCGAATATAATAAATCGCCCCGATATTAACGCAGCACGGGGTTTTAGCATGGGCAACAATGAAGGCAACCCATATGATGAAGAGCGCATAAAGCGCCCCGAAATGAAGGGGCCGTCTAATGTGCCTCAATCAAACCAAAATATTGCGTCATTATTGAGCGGGCTAAAGACCAAGCAAATAGATGTAAATGAAACGAAAAATAACGAATCAAGTACAATCAGCATCGATGACTTGAAAGATTTAATGGGTGGTAAGATCCCTAGCAAATCTAAACGTAAGCAAAAGAGTGACAAAAATATTGTAAGTTTAGATATATAGGCTAGAGAGATTGTAAATGAAAGATTTTAAACATGTTTTAAACATTTTTTTT